GGTGGTGGTATGCCTGCCGCGCCAAGAATGGCATTCGGCAATACGCCTGTTGGCGGTGGTATGCCTGCTGCGCCTGCGCAAAACATGGTTAGGCCGCAGATGCCTGTTTCCGGCATGCCACAAGCTCCACGCGCAGCAGTCCAAGGGCCAAGCCCGCAGGCTGGTATGCCTGTGGCAATTAGCGACAATGATGCCTTTCAAATAATGGTTTCTCAATTAGGCCAAACTGCTGTTGATAGAATGTCGGGTCAGCAGTTTATCCAGACGTTAAATCAGATTAAATCTCAAGGGCGTGGTATGTAATGCCCCGCACCAAGTCAGAGAAAATAGCAGCAGCCAAGAAGCGCCACAAGTTTACTGCGGTAAATAAACCTAGACGTGGCGGGCCAAAGAAGTTTGAGGTGCTGGCGGTTGAGGGTGACACGGTAAAGAAAATTAACTTTGGCGACCCTAATATGTCCATCAAGAAGGATCAGCCCAAGCGCAAAGCATCATATTGCGCAAGGTCGGGCGGGATTAAAGGTAAGTCTAGTAAATTAAGCGCAAACTACTGGTCGCGCAAAGCATGGGATTGTTAGATGGCTATTGCAACATACACAGAGCTAAAGACGTCAGTAGCCAATTGGCTAAACCGCGATGATCTAACGTCTGTCATTCCTGATTTTATTTCGCTGGCAGAGGCTGGGATGGATCGCAGCATACGCCATTGGCGCATGGAGAAGCGTGTTACCGCTACAGTCAACAGCCAATATACTGGTCTTGTCGGTGACTACTTAGAGGCTATTCGGTTTTCGATTGCAAACAGCGACCGCTTAGAATTGCTCAGCCAAGGCGAAATGCAGCAGCTTCGCACGGTAAATGACGATACATCTGGGAAGCCTAAATATTACGCGATCACTGATGGCCAGTTGGAGCTATACCCAACGCCTGATGGCACGTACACTGTCGAGATGGTGTATTACGCGCAGATCCCGCCGCTGAGCGACAGCACAACAACAAACTGGGCCTTAACGCACCACCCAGACGTATATTTATATGGGTCATTGATCCACGCAGCGCCATACCTTGGCGACGATCAGCGTACAACTGTATGGGCGTCGTTGTATCAAAGCGCATTGGATGCTATAAACAAAGAAAGTTCTGATGCTAAATTTGGCGGCTCTGGTCGTCGTTTGAAGATAGCAGCCTACTAGGAGAATAAGAATGGCAACTATTTCTGATTATGTCTTAGACGCTGCTTTGTCCAAGCTGGACACTGAAGCTGATCGTATTGACATTACATCGCAAGAGGCAACGACATACGCGCAGGCGACAAGCACATATTCGCTTGGCAACTCTACGTCCTTGTCGTTTGGCGCTCCAGAGGATGGTGACACATCTGGACGCAAGACCGTCGCGGCAGCGATTACGGATGGGTCTGTGACCGGCACAGGCACTGCAACGCACTTTGCGATTGTTGATGTGTCAGCAACACGTTTGCTTGCCACAGGGTCGCTTACAGCGTCTCAGGCGGTAACCAGCGGCAACACATTTACGCTTGCATCATTTGACGTAGAAATCCCAGACCCAGCATAATAGGAGCGGCCAATGGTTGTACTCGCAAACCGCGTTAAGGTTGCCACGGCAACCACTGGCACAGGCACTATCACATTGGGCGCTGCTGAAGCGGGTTATCAGACCTTTGCCGGTGGCGGTGTGTCTAATGGCGATATTGTAAGATACGTCATAGAAGATGGCACAAATAACTGGGAAATCGGCACAGGCACATATACAGCTTCTGGCACTACTCTTAGCCGTACTGTGACTGAAAGCAGCAACTCAGGATCAGCGTTAAATCTGTCTGGTTCTGCTGTTGTTTTCTTATCGCCAGCCGCGCAAGATTTCAATCAGACATTGACGCTTTCGGGTGATGTCACTGGCAGCGCGACACTGACAGATTTGGGTGACGCCACAATTACCGCGACAGTTGTGGATGATAGTCATAATCATGTAATTGCAAACGTGGATGGACTTCAATCTCAACTTGATGCGGCAGCGAGCGTTGCAGGCACTTTAACAAAATCATTTGTTTCTGGTGAAAGCAGCACCATTTCTCTTTCTAGCAGCATTACGCCAACGCCTATTGTCTCTGCTACTAAAGAAATTTCTCAGAGCGGTGTAAGTAGCAAAGGCGCATGGGACGTAGCTTCCAGCGGTGACAATTATAATGTCAAAAACGATGCGGCGAACACATCTTTGTCTATTGGTGTTAATGTTACAACATTAACCGGAAGTGGATATAATTGGAATACAAACACAAATACTGGCGAAAGTAATCCACGCGGAGTTTATGTAAAGCCAGATGGTTCGCAGCTTTTTTACCTTGGAACAGGCCAAAGCCGCGTAAGTAAAATTAACTTATCACCACCATTTAGTTTGCAAAATGCGACTTTTTCTCAAAATTCAAGTTACATTGGTGGCTTTTATTCACTTACATTTAACCCTGATGGAACACGTTTTTACTGTACCACAAACAACGTAAGGCAATTTGATCTTTCAACGGCTTGGGATTTATCGTCAGTTACCGCCAATGGAACATATAACGGCGCGTCTTATCTAACTGGGCTTGCATTTAAGCCAGATGGCACAAGAATGTATGGAGTTGAAAACTCAAATGAAAAAGCATATGAATACGCTCTTTCAACGCCGTGGGATATCACAACGGCTTCGGAAACAGCTAATATTTACATAGGTGACGTTGAGCTTAATGCACATGCTATTCAAATAACTGATGACGGAAAAACTGCTTTAATTATTGGCTCTGGAATTATTCACCAGTTCACCATGTCAACGGCTTGGGACATCAGCACCCTAACGAGCGCAAGTTTAAATAAAACAGGTTTTAACTCCCTATCAACCGGCATGCATTTTGATGAAAATGCTGGCAAACTTTATACCACTCAATTTTCTGGTGATTTAGTTGAAGAATATAATTTGGCAAAAACAATGCAGCTGGGGTCAGGGTCTTTCGCGGCATCAGATGTTGGGAAAACTGTATCAACTACAGACGGGGGCGCGGCTGTTCTTGCGGCATCTGATGGGCAGTACCGTGAAACATCTGCTTTTGCATCTGCATCCTACACATCAGGGAATTGGTCATTAAGCGGAATAACAGCGGATGCCACTGCGGGCCTTAAAATATCAAATTATTCAGCGGGCCTTAACAACGTAGCTTACGCAACAAGTAATAATGATCTTACCTCAGGCATAAATGCACCTGATGGTATTTTCTTTAAGCCAGATGGAACAGTATTTTTTTACATTACTGCTGGTGGTGATAGGGTGTATTATGCTGACCTTTCAACGGCTTGGGATATAACGACACACGGGACATTTAGTTCATATTATGTTGGAAGTTATGAAAGCAATCCTTCCGGCCTTTTTTTTAAGCCAGATGGCACAAGAATGTATCATGCGGGTCGCTCAGTAGACAGAGTTCAGCAGTGGGATTTAAGCAGCGCGTGGGATTTAAGCACAGGCGTCAGCCATGCTGGAAATATTTCAGTTAATAATAATGGTGAAAGCAATCCTTACGGCGTCTGGTTCAAAACAGATGGAACGCAAATGTACAGTGTTGGCTCAAGCATAAGTCGTGTGCAAGTGTGGAATTTAAGTACCCCGTGGGATGTTACAAGCGGGTCAATAAGTACGGATTATTTTGATTTACCATCAGGTCACACGAGCGCATCAGGAATTTCTTTTGATTATTCTGGCACAAAAATGTGGACGGGAAATTTTAGCAACAGCAATTTAGCGCAATTTAGCTTAACAACAGCTTGGGATGTTACAACTGCAAGTTTAGAAACTACTTTAAATATTAGCACCCCCAGCACGACAAGATACCCCTATAACTCTTATATGGATGCTTCTGGTACGCGCTTTTATGTTGCCGCGAGTAATAATTATTCGGTGCATTCATACAACGTGGGCGAGCTTTTTGCTGCGTCTGGCGCATATTACCCTGCGATTACAAACGCAGGGGGCCAAATAGACACTACTTATTGGACTGACATCAACAGCATGACTGCCGATGATATTGCTGGCGATGGGGCAGCTTATTACGCTGTATCCACAGATGATCGCACCACTTGGTCAGTCATTAAAAATGCTGATGGTGTGCGTCCGATTGTGCGGAACAACAGCGGCACATGGCAGTATAATAGCGCAATTGACATTGCTAACGCCTTCAATATTTCTACAGCAGTTTACAGTCAGAATGTTAGTGTAGGCGGTCAAGATGCTGGATTGGTCGGAGTATTTTTTAAACCTGATGGCACTAAGATGTATACTGCTGGATACACTAATGATGCCATATACGAATACAACCTTAGTACGGCTTGGGATGTGTCTACCGCAGTTTATAGCCAAAACCTTGATGTTTCTAATCAAGAAGCCTCTGTATATGGTCTATTTTTTAAACCTGATGGAACCAAGTTGTATATTGTTGGGACGCATGGTGATGAAGTAAACGAATACAATTTAGGTACAGCTTGGGATGTGTCTACCGCAACTTTTAGCGATTATAAATCGATCAGTGGTCAAGACACAACTCCATCTGCTCTTTTCTTTAAACCTGACGGTACAAAGATGTTTGTTGTTGGTGAAGCAGGGGATGACGTAAACGAATACAGTCTAAGCACCGCTTGGGATGTTACAAGTGCATCTTACGTTCGAAATTTTAGTGTATCCAGCCAGCATGGACAACCAAGGGGGCTATCGTTCAGCCCTGACGGTACTAAAATGTTTGTTAGTGGAAAGAATTCTTCACGAGTAAGCGAGTACAGTCTTACATCAGCGTGGGATATTTCGAATACTTCTCATGTTCGGAACTTGGATGTGTCTCCTCAAATAAGTTACTCACAGGCCGTGTTCTTCAAGCCTGATGGCACTAAGATGTATGTTACGGGTGAAGATGATAAAATATATGAATATAACGTGGGCGCAGAATCATACACAACATCAACAACGTGGGCTAACTCCACAACCAACTCTGAGCTATATGCACTTCAGCAAGCCCTGACTGATGTTTCCTTCAACCGTATGGATAAGGCCCAGCTAGAGGCTGTTACAGACCCAAATCACTATACGTTAGGTGATAGCTTGGACTTGATGATCGGCTTATACTTAGGGTCTGCTTCATTAAATGTTCCAAGCTCAGATGGAGTTAGTCTCAACTACGATGCAGCTACACTTAATCAAGGAGCCATCTTAGGGACTGACTACAATTATGATTTTCCTGCCGCAAACAAGGTAAGGGTTACATCCCTTGCAACGCACAATCTCAAAGTTAGGGTTATCTAATGTTGGGGTTTAGCCCATTAGCAGCAGCACCATTAGCAGCAACTGCTGAAGGCGACATCGCAGTTGATGGAATTACCTCTGGTGTTCCTGTTGTCCAACAGGTTTCGTTGATCCAGATACATGATCTAAGCGCAACGCAAATAACAAGCGGAGCGCCTGTGGTAGGCAGTACAACGCTCACGCATATTCACGTTCTTTCTGCAAACAACTTATCCACAACGCCAGTTATAGACAGCGTTGTGCTTTCACAGCAGCAAGTTGTTGCGCCAATTGATTTAGTTGCCGGCGCACCCGTTGTTGATGATGTAAACGCAACAATAATTAGCGTCCTTGCCGCTAATGATATCGCAACAGCAGCGCCGGTTGTGGATAGCGTAACGGCGTCAATTGTTAGCAATTTAACGCCTGTTAGTATTTTTGTTTATCCGACAGTACAAACCACTGGCATCACTCAAGAGCATTTGCTTTTGGCAACGAGCATTGACGCGGGCATACCAGAAATATCTGTAAGTTTCCAATGGGTGTTGCAGCCAGAAAATACAGATACTTGGACTTTGCAGTCGGAAGATGATACAAATTGGAGCAAAGCTGCTTAGAGGTTTATAATGGCTGATACAACAACAACGACATTTGGCTTGGTAAAGCCAGAAGTTGGCGCAAGTGCCAACACATGGGGCGGCAAGATCAATGGCAACTTAGACAGCATTGATAACCTGTTGAATGGCACAACTGCAATTCTGCCAAACCTTACACAAGGCTCTTGGAAGATTGGCGGCACAGCCATCACAGCAACGGCAGCAGAAGTTAATTATCTGGATGTTACAACTCTGGGTACGACAGAAGCAAGCAAGGCTGTAACGGCTGATGCGAATGGTGTTGTGACGTTTGACAACGGCGTGATTGAAGAAAACACAGACATCACATCATCGTCTAACGCGGCTACCTTAAACATGCGTGATGGGGCTAACTTTAGCCATACTTTGACTGAAAACGTGACTTATACATTCAGTAATCCTGCTGGGGCGGGAAAGACATCAAGTTTTAGCCTAAAGGTTACGCAGGACAGTACAGATCGAACAATTACATGGCCTGCTGCTGTAAAGTGGGCGGGTGGTAACTATCCTGTCTTATCGTCAGGTTCTGGTAAAATTGATATTTTCGTGTTTATTACCTACGATGGCGGCACTAACTGGTACGGCGTTATTGCTGGACAGGATATGAGCTAATGCCCCACAAGCTGCTATTTGGACTTGCGGGCGCGCAGACAGGAACACAGACGTTTAGCTCTGCGGGTACATTTAGCTGGACTGCGCCTACGGGGGTGACATCTGTCACAGTAACGGGGCGTGGCGGGTCTAACAGCACAAGGTGGGTAACTAGCACAGTTTATTTTTATCTAACAACTGGCCCGTTTTATAATTTAGGCACAAGTTCCGGCAAAACATCAATCGGATCATCTTTGACCTATGAGGCGGTTAAATCTCAAGCAAATACAAGATTGCTGCAATTCACAGGGGTCACGACAGATAGCGCGGGTGAGAATGTAAACCACACTTATGATGAATATTATTATTACACTGGCGAGGGTTGGTTTAGAGAAGCAGACGGAAGCACACGGTTGTATCGGCGCACTGGCACTGTCGGTTCAGCAGGGTCTTTATTTAGTAACTCAGGAACAGTTCCAACTAGCGGTGCATCTTTTTCCTTGCAGTCAAATGCAACAAATTTAGAGGTTAATATTCCTATTTCTGGTGGCAATAGCTCTGCGCTTGGAGCAAATTTTATTGCGGGTCAGGCGCAGTCCACTGTTACAAAAACTGCCGTGGCGGGTCAGACTTATTCAATAGTTGTCGGCGCAAACGAGGGCAGCACAGTTTCATTCATTACTTTGAGTTGGTAGGAACAAGCCATGCCACTAATACCATTGCAAATACCAGCGGGAGCCTACAGAAACGGCACAGAGTTTTCTGCGCAAAACCGCTGGCGCGATGTAAACTTGGTGCGCTGGCATGAAGGATCTTTGCGCCCAGTTGGCGGGTGGCGGCCTTGGAACGGGGCAGACGCGGCTGGCGTTGTGCGCTACATGCATTCATGGGAAGATAATTCAGCAAGCATTCGTTTAGCTGTAGGAACGTACAACAAGATTTACGCTTTCAACCAAGGCGGCACAAAAACTGATATTACTCCTGCGGGTTTTACTGCTGGGCGGGTGGACAGTTCTTATAACGCATCATATGGCGGCGACACTTACGGCAACGGCGAATATGGCATTGAGCGGCAGGCGGCAACTGATATTCTTGCTGCAACAATTATTACGCTGGACAACTGGGGCGAATACTTATTGGCGATGTCGCCCGACGATGGCAAGCTGTACGAGTGGAACTTGACCGGCGCTACAATGGCCCAAGTTTCTAACGCACCAACATCATGCAGCGGGTTTATGGTTACAGAAGAACGCTTTGTGGTTTGCTTTGGCGCAGGGGGCAACCCGCGTAAAATTCAATGGAGTGACCAAGAAGACAACACAGCTTGGACTGCGGCTGCAACAAACCAAGCGGGCGACATAGAGTTGCAGACTTCTGGCACAATCTTGCAGGGGGTTCGCGCAAGGGGTCAGGCGTTAATTCTTACGACAGAAGACGCCCACACGATGACATATCAAGGCCCGCCTTTCGTTTATGGCGTGGAGCGCGTTGGAACTGCGTGCGGGGCTATTTCTGCTAATTCAGCCATCACAGTAGACAATGCAGTATATTGGATGGGCAAGCGTGGCTTCTTTGCCTACAGCGGCGGCGCTGTGCAGTCGATTCCATGCGAAGTTGGTGACTATGTGTTTAGCGAAATGAACGCAGACCAAGCCTCTAAAGTCTCAGTAACGGCAAATAGTGCGTGGAATGAAATTTGGTGGTTCTACCCGTCTGACAACGGAACGGAATGCGACAGGTATGTTGCATATGATTACGCTGAAAACATCTGGACAACAGGCGAGATTGATCGGACGGCAGGCGTGGACGCTGGCGTGTTTAGTAGGCCATTATTTACTGAAAGCAGCGGCGAAATTTATGAGCATGAGATTGGATACGATTATGGCTCATTAACACCGTTTGCAGAGACAGGCCCAATTTTAATTGGCACAGGCGATCAAGTCATGCGGGTGACAAATCTGATCCCTGATGAAAAGACGCAAGGTGACGTAACAGCTAAGTTTAAAACACGATTTTACCCTAACGGAACTGAAACGGAGCATGGGCCGTTTAATATGAGCAACCCAACATCTGTGCGCTTTCAAGGGCGTCAGGTGCGTATGCGCGTTGAGGGAAACCAGCCAGTGGACTGGCGTGTCGGGATTATGCGGCTTGACGCAAGCTCTGGCGGCACGCGATGAGGATTGTGCCGCCATTTACGGTTGATGCGAAGGCGTGGGCAGAAAACCTACGCCGTTATCTTTCGCAGGCATTGAACATCTTAGATGCAAAGGATCAGTATTCTTCTGCGGCAGAAGATGGCATTATTCTTTATGACCGTGAAAAAGGTTATCCCGTTGTAAGCAAGAACGGCGAGTGGCGTCAGGTTGTGCTGGAAGATGGTCATTACGATGGCACTATCAGCACGGATCAGACGGCGGCATCAACAAATACTGCATATGCGCTGACGTTTACTGAAGATTTGGCTGAAGGAATAATAAATGGCACACCAGCCTCGCGTTTGGTCGTTGGCGAGGCTGGGCAATATTCCGTGACATATTCAATGCAAATGGCTTCAACATCTGCCTCAACTGTTAGAATGTGGTTTTGGGTTAGACTTAATGGCACAGATGTTCCCAAGTCTGCAATGGAAAACACGTTGCACCAAAATGGGTCAACCCTTGTCGTTACAAAGTCAGCGATACTGCAACTTTCTGCAGGAGATTACATAGAGGTCATGTGGGCGACTGACAGCACAAGCGGTTATTTAGAAGCAGTGGCCGCAACTGCATTCGCGCCCGCTACGCCGTCAGCAACTATATCTATAGTGAGGCTTCATGGATAAAGAGCTTGAGAGATGCCGCGATTGGATTGAGGCCGCTTTGGAGTATTCCGGCGGCACGCATGATTTCATCGATGTGGCAGAGGGCATATACAAAGGTAGCATGCAGCTATGGCCTACGCCGAGGGGGTGCATAGTAACCGAAATAGTGGTATATCCGAGGAAGAAAGTTTTAAACGTGTTTCTTGGTGGCGGCGAGTTGGATCAGATTTTAGAAATGCATGAAGATGTGGTAGCATGGGCGAAATCGCAAGGATGCTCTGCATTGACTATGACAGGCCGGTTTGGATGGAAGAAACCACTGAAGGCGCATGGCTGGACGCCACTGCACGCCTCATATGTGAAGGAGTTTGAATAATGTCAGGCGGCAAAGGTGGATCAACAACGTCAAGCGTTGAAATTCCAGAATATATTGAGGAAGCAGCACGCCGCAATTTGGCCAAGGCTGAAGACATTAGCCAGATTGGCTATGTGCCATATTACGGGCCTGATGTTGCCGCGTTTACGCCGTTTCAAGAAGCAGGTTTCCAGCAGACTGCTGACGTTGCGTCTGCGTTTGGCATGGGGCCGCAGATGTCTAGGTCGGACATCATGGGCGGCATGCCAGAGGCGACAGAGTTTGCTGGCGGTGTGCGTGGATACAGCTCAGCCCCGCTGTACCAACAAGCCGTTGATGAGCTTGCCGCGCAGCGTCCGGCCCAAGCGCAATTTATTGAGAGCTTTTTCATTGACCCCGTGACCGGCCAAGTCGGATCGCGTGTGCCGACTGATTATGATTACACATCACCTGTTGCACCCGTTGCACCTGTTGATAGCGGTGGTGGTGGCGTTGCCCCGATTGTGGCACCTGTTGCTCCTGTTGCACCTGTTTCGCCTGTTGCACCTTATGCTCCGGCAGATCCCGCTCTGGCCATTCAGCCTGATCCAGAGATATTCGATGCCACGCCGCCAGACGTGCAAGTCGCGCAGGAAGTATTGGCGACAGACCCGCTAAGTCCGCAATACAATGAGGCGTTTGAAACTGATTACGATTACCAAGCGCAGCAGGCTGCACAAGACCCGACAGGCCAATCAACTGGGTTTGGCATAACGCCAGAGATAATTGACGCTGTTGGTGTAGACGCGTTTTTGCCGCCGCAAGTTCCTGACGATTACATATTAGACCCCGCAATTAGCGCGGCTATAGAAGATATTGGCTATACGCCTATAGGAAGCACAAACACGCAGGCGTCCACTCTGATTACAGACCCAGCCGCGAGCATTACCGACACGTCCACTGCAAGCGCGTTTACTCAGCAGATGAACGACATTCAAGAGGCTCTGATCGGCATGCTTCCACTTGATGAAAGCTATAGTGTCGGGGGAGTAAACAACCCGATTGAAACCCCGACCCTTGGCGAAATGCAGGGCGCTTCACCGCCAAGCATGAGATACGACGCCCCAACTGGTTCATATGTTGCCTTAGAAGGGGCCATGCCAACGGGTGCAGTTCGCCCGCCATCAAGGCCCACAGGTGACGAGGTTAGTGGCGAAGGTCTTCTGTCTAATATCGGAGAATTTATCGCCAGCGGTGGCGTTACTGGTGCAGCATTAAGGGGCGTCGGCGGTCTTTTGGAGCCTGCCCTTGGCGCAGCAGAAAGCGGCATAGCCTCAATGATTGGCGACCCGCGCACATTCGCTCAGCGTGATGCCGACAGGCTGGAAGCAGAAAGGCTCAGAGCCATTGACAGGTCGCAAGAAGAGAGCGCCGCAGTGCAAGCGCAAAGGGAAGCGGCTCTAACTGAGCAGGAAAAGCTAAAAGTAGCCGACCCAGATGCGTTTGTTGCTCAGTTTGACAAGGAAGGTAAAGCGGATGCCAAGAAGGCTGTTAAGACTGCGCAAAAGTTAGCTGTTGCTCCAAGGCCGCCAAAATTAACGGGTGGTAAGGCAAGGGATTGGATTAAGGCTAACGTAGGCGTCAGCGTAGATAAAAAAGATGCAACTGACTATATCCGCTCATTGCAGCAGGATTGGGATAGGCAGAACGGATAAAGGAGACAGAAATGGCTGGACAAGGTTCAAAAGGTGGCGGTCAGGTAGTCGCTCCAATGGCGGGCGCAGCGCCTGCATCTGGCATGACGCCGCTAGCGCCGACTGCTGGGTTTAACGTAAACCAAGCATCTGCTGGCGCATTGCAAGGCGCGCTTGGCGGCACGCAGGCGGCAATGACAGGCCCGCTGCAAGTTGGCGCGTATATGAACCCGTACACGCAGAACGTAATTGACCGCACGCAGCAGGACATTGCTAGGCAGCAAGAGATGGCGATGAACCAGCTTGGCGCTCAAGCAACAAGAGCGCGTGCGTTTGGCGGCTCCCGCCAAGGCGTTGCCGAGGGTGTTGCCGCCGGAGAGTTTGGCCGTATGGCGGGCGATATTGCAGCTCAGCAGCGTCAGACTGGATACAACACAGCGATGCAGCAGGCGATGGCTGACAGGCAGGCGCGCCTTGGCGCAGCATCGCAGCTTGGCGCATTGGGTCAGCAGGCATTTGGCACCAGCCAAGCGATCCAGCAGCAGCAGATGCAGCAGGGCCTCATGCAGCAGATGTTGCAGCAGTCTCTGATCGACGCGGCGCGTGGCCAATATGCAGGCTATACCGGCGCACCGCAGGCAGCGCTTTCAGCGCCATTGGCGGCGCTTGGGGCAACGCCAACGCCTCAATCGCAAACACAATCAAAACAGGCCGGTCTGTTTGATTATCTGAAGCTGCCATTTATGTACGCGGCACTGTAAGGAATGAGCGACATGATTAACCCTAACCGCACCTTTACTGAAGAAGACTTTGTAGGACAGGAAAAGTCAGCGCGCCGTAAGGATATGGCGGGCGCGTTTGCTGGATGGTTAAACAGCATGTCGATCAACCCTGATCCAAACTTGCCGCAAGTCCTGCAAGCATCGCAAGCAAGACGCGCAGATAAGATCAAAGGCAATCGCACGGTAAACATGCTTGAGCAGGCTGGCCGGACTGATCTTGCCGACATGGTAAAGGCAGGAACGCTAGACCCCAAGCAAGCAGCAGCGCAGCTATTTGCAGAAGCTGGTGAGCGTCGTGCGTTTGAGCGTCAGAAGGAATTGGCTAGGTTCCAAGCTGGATTGAAAGGGCCAGCGAAGCCAACAGCGTTTGAGTCCAAAGTGGCTCTGTATAGGGCATCATATCCTGACCTTACAGACGCACAGGTGCTTGAAAAGATTGAATCTGTCGAAAAAGCGCCTAAAACTGTTGTTAGCGTTGATTACGGCAAAGAGGGCGGGCCACCTAAGTCATTCGAGTTCGTTGACAAGTCGTTTGCGCCCGATGCTGTGAAATGGGGTTCCGGCGGTGCTACTGATGCGGTTAAAAACCTTAACCAGATCAGAGATGTTGTTCAAGACATCAATATGGCCGTGTCTGAGGGTAGGACCACATCAGGGCCGTTGGTGGGAGTGCAGAACGACTTAGTTCAGTCATTTGTAAACCCAGAGGCGACAGATATACGGAACCGAGTGCAAGAGGTTGTCCAGCGTAACCTTAGAGAGATACTTGGCGCTCAGTTCACTCAGGCTGAAGGCATGGCGTTGATTGAGAGAGCCTACAATCAAAGGCTAACTCCTGAGATGAATTTGCGCAGGCTTGACGCCCTGCTGGAGCAAATGTCTACCGCCGCAACGGCAAAGCAGCAAATGTATGAGCATTTTATGAAAGAGGGAACGCTATACGGGTATAGAGCTGGCGCAACGCTCCCAACTTTAGATCAACTTCATGGCGTTATGGATGTGTTTGATCGGCAGCAGGGTCTTGACACAAGCGACTTGCGGCCAAAAACCTCTGGTTCCAGCGCTATACAAGAAGCCGACAAAATAGTTGGGATAGAATAGGGTTAAGCGCAATGGCGACATCACAAGAAAAAGCTGAAAAGTACGCTAATTGGCTTGTTAATAACCAAGACAAAAAAGGCACTTCCGAATGGGATACTGTCTCAAGCGCTTACCGCGAAATTAGGCAGCAAGCCGCAGCTCCTGCCCCTGCGGCCAAAGAAGGCGGCGCAATGGAGACATTGGCAGATGTCGGAGCTGGCTTAGGCTCTGGCGTTGTCAGGGGTATAGAGGCAGCGGCAAGCCTTCCCGATTTAGCGGGAAGAGGAATAAGCGCAGCACTTCAATACCCTATGGGCCTTTTGGGTATAGAAAGAATAACCCCAGAAGAAAAAGAAAAAACACAAATTCTGGACATCCAGAAAGACATAATACAGCCGACAGCTACAGCCGCTGGCGCAAGATATGAGCCAGAAACAGTATATGGGGAGCTTGCGCAAAGAACTGGCGAGCTTCTTCCTTTTGCCGCGACAAAGCCTGTTAAGTTTGCCTTAGCACCAGCGGCGGCTGGTTACGCAGCAGAAGAGGCAGCAGAAGAAGCGGGAGCTGGTGAAGGCTTGCAGCTTGCGGCACGACTTGCCGGAGAGATTGCTGCGCCTTTGCCAGCGGGAAAGGCAATCGACACAGTTAGGGCGATAGCTGATTTAAGAAAAACAAAGGATCTAAGCGAGCTTGCGAAGTCTCCAAGCCTGACTGAAGCGCAATCTAAGAGAATGCAGCGAGCGGCAAGGCTTGAGGATCAGGGTATCAAGGTCAGCGCGGCGCAAGCTGTGGGGGATGATGCTGCATTAAGGGCAGAGGCTCAAACATCAGGCGCAGCGGAGTTTATGCAGTCTCAGCTTGAAAACTTCACATCTGCTGTCATGCAAAAAATAGGGTCTAGCTCAAAGTTTGCTGACAGTGCGGCGCTGACTGAGGCCCAAGGCCGCATTGGCGGCGTGATGAATGAGGTTTTATCCGGCACTAACACAAAATTATCCGCTGGAGACGCAAGGAAGTTTTCCAAAGCTTTGCAAAAGTTTAAAAACTTGAAGCCATCAGGCGTAGAAATCGAAAGCATGAATAATTATTTTGCAAACGTTAATAGGCGTATTGCAAATGCTGCTGTCGGAAAGCCTTTGACGCCGGATGAATATATTTCCTTTAGAGGCGAACTAAGCAAGCTTACCATGCGTAGCGAGAAAGCAGTTAGAGATACAGCAACAGACATGCTGAACGTGCTGGACGGCGCAATGGACAAGACTTTGAGCGATCTAGGAAGGCCGGAAGACTTTGAGCGCCTTAAAGATGCAAGAAGGATGTACCGAGATTATATCGCAGTCGAGGATGCCGCTTTGCGGGCGGGAGCCGCCCAAGCTAATGACCTTATAAGTCCAAGCGCCATGTCATCAGCTCTAAAAAAACAAAGCAAGCGTCAGTACGGACAGGCTAAGCGCGGGGATCTAGGTGACTTAGCATCAGACGCCGATGCTGTATTGAGGTTCCCTAAAACGTCTGGAACCGCTGAAAATCTTGTGGCGGCAATCGGGCCTGCAGTCGCTAAATATGGTTCAAGAGGCTTGGTTGGGTCTGGGGTGGCTAGCGTAGTAGGGATTGACCCCAGAATCGGTGCCGCCATTGCCACTATCGGACCAGCAACATTTGACAGATTGGCCCTTACAGAAAAGGGCGTCCAGTACCTAACCAATCAGATGGTTAAAAGCGATCCAACTTTCTTTACCAAAGATAACGCCAGAATGATTGTTGGCGCTATTGCAAATGCGATCAAGGAACAGGAACAATAACATGCAACCACAGCCAAAAGATCGCCGTGAAATCGAAAGCATCGTGCAGAATGCGATCAGCGATGCCGTTGATTTTGTAGAAAGCGAAATCAGCCAAGACCGCATCAAGGCGCAGCGCTACTACGACGGCGAGGTTGATATTGGCCACGAAGACGGGCGCAGCAAGGTTGTGGCCACAAAAGTACGGGATACCGTACGCTCTGTGAAGCCAAGCCTAATGCGGATCTTCATGTCCACTGCGAGGCCGGTAGAGTTTATCCCGAAAGGCCCAGAAGACGTTGCGCTTGCGGAGCAGGCCACCAGCTTCATCCAGCATGAGTTTACGCGTCTAAACGGATACCGCGTGCTAAATGACGCATTTCAAGACGCTATGGTCAAGAAGCAGGGCATCGTGAAGGCGTATTGGCACGACTACCCAGTAGCGGAGATATACACCTACACCGACTTGTCTGATGATGAATACACGTTCTTGCTGGACGCTGATGACGTTGAGGTGCTTGAGCATACGATGGAAATGTCTATCGAAATGGATCAGATGGGCATGCAGATCGAGCTTCCTGTCCATTCGGTCAAGATTAGCCGCACAGAAATGAAGGGCGAGCTGCGCATGGAAAGCGTG